GAGGGAATAAACAGCCTTGGCGATATTCCGCTGGTCACCCTCTATACAAACCGCGTCGGGTTTATGGAGGCTGCCCCGCCACTCGAGGATTTGGCTTATCTCAATCTGGAGCACTATCAGATCCGCTCCGATCAGAGAAATGCCCTCAATGTGGCCTCTTTTCCGATCCTGGCCGCTTCCGGATATGATCCGGAAATTGATGGACCCATTGAGGTCGGCCCCAACAAAGTGCTCACCACATCGGATACCGGCGGTCGATATTATTATGTGGAAAGCACCGGTGCAGCACTGGAAGCGGGAGCTCGTGAGCTCGCGGAACTTGAAAAGGCCATCCAGCTTTTTGGCCTCCAGTTTGAAACGGGATCTGTACCGGAAACGGCAACCGGCAGGACATTGGATGCGATTGAAGCGATTGCACCGCTTGACGCTATGGTGACTGATCTTGAAGACAGTTTGAATAACCTGCTGGCTTTCTTTGGCCGGTGGCTAAAACTTTCTGACGTGGGCATGATTGTTGTTTCCCGAGATCATCTGCGACAGGGACGGGGTGGTCGAGAGGTCGCAGATCTTTTGCTCCTTGAAGAAAAAGGAGTGATTAACAGAGATGTCCTGACAACTGAATTAAGAAGCAGGGGTATTTTGAAAGACAGTCTTGCCTTTAACAGTTCAGGTCAATGACCAGGTCCTGACCCCTGAACCGCAGCCAATACCCCAAGCCTCCTTCTGGAGGCTTTTTTTATGAGAGGAGCAGAATGTTTGACTTTCCTGTAACCGTGAAGGATCTCACCGATATCCCAGAACAGTTCCGCACGCTATACGCCGCTGATGACGAGGGCTTTTCGCTCACGGATGTGTTGGCGTCCCGTATCGCACCGGCCGACTGGGCGAAAGAGGTGGATCAACTACAATCCGAAAAATCGTTGCTGGTCGAACAACTGGCGGGGAAAGAAAAGGCTCTGTCTGATCTGATCATCCGTCATGACCAGCACATGATTAATCAGGCTATTCATCGGGCTGTTGAAAAAGCCGGAGGCTCTCTTGCTCTGTTGCAACCGCATATTCGTGAGAGAGTCAGCATTGTTGACGAGCAGGGAGAGCGTCGATTGCATGTTATGGATGATGAAGGTCATCCTCGCCGCACGCAGGATGGTCAACCGTTTGATCTGGACATGCTGATAGGCGAATTGCAGGCCTCTGAAGCCTTTGCACCTGCCTTTACGGAAAACACCATGTCTGGCGGCGGTATGAAGCCTGTTCGGACCGATAGAAGCGAAGGCACCGTTAATCGGCAGGATCAGTCAGCAGTGAACGCCAACATCAAGGAAATCGCCGCCGGAACCGTATCCGTTTTCTAAAGAGATGAGGGCGGCGCCTCATCTCAGTTTTCCCTTTCCTATATTTTCTTGGAGAAGCTTTATGACGAATGATGTCTCGGCAGTCATGCCGAAAATCCTTGCCCGTGGTTTGATGAGCTTGCGAGAGCAGGCTGTAATGCCGCGCCTGGTCAATGGAAATTTCAGTGCGTATGCTGCTGAAAAAGGCGATACGATTGATGTTCCTATTCCGGCTGATCTGACTGCCGAGAATGTAACGCCGGGCAATATCCAGCCCGCCCCCGAATCCGTTACCCTTCAAAAAGTACAGATTGAACTGAACAACTGGAAAAAGGCTAACTTCCATCTGACGGACAAAGAGATGATGGAGGTAGCCGGGCGAGATAACTTTCTGCCGATGCAGGCCAGTTCAGCTATTCGCGCGCTGGCCAATGCGGTCAATCAGTCTATCCACGCCGAATATAAAGGTGTTTATGGCACCGTAGGAACACCTGGTATGACGCCTTTCGGTTCCAGTTCGAAGGATGCAACTCAGGCCCGGAAACTCCTGCTACAGCAGCGAGCGCCAAAAGAAAACCGTTATGGCGTCCTGAATTTCGATGCAGAAGCCAACGCACTTGACCTCGCTGCGTTTGCCGACGCCGACAAAGCCGGGGACATCTCTGCCAAAATGGAAGGTGAGATCGGCCGGAAATACGGGATCAACTGGTATAGTGATGACCATGTATCGCGTCACGAGACAGGGGCTGCCGGAACACCTCGTATTGTTGCGTCAGGATCGGGTGGTACGACCCTTGTCGCTGACGGTTTCTCGACAAAACCGGCCGTTGGAGATGTGTTCACAATTGAGGATCGCAGCCAGCAATATGTGGTCAAGGCGGCTACGGATCTGTCCAGCGGTGAATCAACACTGACGATTGCACCGGGACTAGAGCCGGGCTTTGCCGAGGATGAAGATCTGAACTTCCTGGCCAGTCACGAGGTCAATCTTGTCTTTAACCGGGATGCTTTTGCGTTTGCTAATCGTCCTCTTGCTCAAAGCAGTGCTGAAAATGGTCTTGGTAATCAGATTATGTCTATGACGGATCCTGAAACGGGCTTGTCCCTCCGTCTTGAAGTCAGCCGCCAGTATAAACAGGTCGTCTGGGAATTTGATATCCTGTGGGGGGTGAAGTTGATCAGGCCGGAACTTGCCGTCCGCCTGGCCGGCTAACAGGCAGGGATGAGGCGTAGTCCTCATCCCACTTCCTTTTGGTGACAGGCACCGTCCTGACCCTTTACAAACGAGGCAAGAACATCATGACACTGATTGTTGAAACCGGTGCGGGTATTTCGGAGGCGAACAGCTATATTGCCGCTGAGATTGCAGCCGCCCATTTTACTGCGCTCGGCCTGACCGTATGGGCCGAGGCGCGTGAGGCGCAACGAGAACAGGCTCTCATCTATGCCAGCGCTTATGTTGATAGCTACCGGTATGAGGGAAAGGTTCTGAAAGACGGACAGGGGCTTGCCTGGCCCCGAAGGGGGGCGTCGGACCGGGAAGGACGGATTCTGGTCGGTTTACCTCATGCACTCAGAACAGCCGTTTTGGAGGTTGCCGCAGATTTTATAAAGTCTCCGCCCCTCGCATTTGGGGGAAGAGAGGTTATTCGCGAAAAAGCCGGGCCTGTGGAGCTAGCATATTCAAAAACCCGCAGACAGCCCAGTTTTGTTTTTCGCCTGCTACAGCAGATCGGTGCCCGTCCTGCGTTACCGGATGTCAGGAGGGGGTGAAGAGATGCAGATTGAGAATATTCGGAACGCGGTCCGTAATCTTTATGACAGGGTTGGGGATGTTGCCAAGCCAGCCATCCTGGTTCGCAAGAGCTTCGGAGTCTATGTTCCGGGAGCATCTCCTGTTGCGTCGCCGGCAGAAGTTCCTGTCCGGCTGATTGAGACCGCGACACCGACCAGTCGTTCCCTAATCGAAGATGACGGTATTTCTGACAAGGCATTTCGTGTGGGGTTGCTGGAATGCGAGACCGCGGTTCCGGAAATCCAGGATGATCTGAAGGTGTCCGACAAGACATTCATTATCACGCAGGTTGCTCCCATGGATCTGGGGGCCGGGATCCTGTTCGAGATTTGGTATCAGTGATGCGCGATGAATGTTGGAATTCTTCAGGAGGCAGCTCATGAGTTATGTAAATATTCAAGCGGCTCTTGATACACATCTGCAAAAGTATTCAGGAGCGGTAATCGTTTTCCCGTCCACGCGTCATCGACCTAAACATGGCGAGGCTTTTCTGGCGGCGGAGTTTATCCCTGGTCGGGTGCGAACTGTGTTTCTGGGAGCTGATACGAAAAGGGAGCATCAGGGACAATACCGGATTTATGTCCGTTGCCCGGATGTGCAGTCGGCTCTTGCTGAGATCGACGGATTACGGAGGCATTTTACGGCAGGCTTAAATCTCACATTCGATGGCCTATCCCTTCGAATAGACAAAACGGAAGCAGCTCCCAACAAAGGGGGGTTAAAGTTTACAAATTTCCCATTGTCTGTTTTTTGGCGCAGCTATTTCAAGGAGAATTAAATGGTTTTTTCAGTTCAGTCCCGGCATCGGCTGGCATATATCCGTGAAGCCGCCTTTGGAGAGACTCCAACCAATCCGTCTATGAAAGAACTCCGTCATAGCGGTTGTGATTTATCTCTCAACCGGAAAACGATTGAAAGCGACGAGATCAGGGATGATCGACATATGGGACACTTTCTCCCTGGAGAAAAATCTGTGTCCGGGGACATTGAGTTTGAACTTTCCTTTGGCGGGTTTGACGATCTGCTAGCCGCTGCTTTTTATGGTAACTGGTCCGGAAATATCCTGCAAACCGGAACCCGTGAGCAGAGCCTGACGGTGGAACGAGGATTTACAGATATCGACCAGTATCAGGTTTTTACCGGTTGCGTTCCTGATGAGATGCGGTTCAGCATCCAGCCGGGCAGCCTTATTTCGGGAACAGTCTCCTTAAAAGGGAAGACCATGGCACTCTCCGATACGCCCCTGGACACGGTGCCGGATCCCGCTAACGATAATGCTCCGATGGACAGTTTCCAGGGCTTCCTTCGGGAAGGAGGCAACCTTCTGGCTGTTGCTGCAGGAGTGGATGTCAAAGTGGAGAATGGCACAGCCGCCGTATTTACCCTGGGAGCAGACACGGCCCATCAGTTTTCAGCAGGGCGATCCCGGGTGAGCGGCGAACTGACGGCCTATTTTGAGAATTCGGCACTGATCAGCAAATTTGTAAACGGCGTGTCCAGTTCACTGGAAATAGAGATGGCCGGAGAGGGCGGGCGATATCAACTATTGCTGCCCAATATTCTGTATACCGGTGCCGAGTTGCCTGTGCGCGGAGACGAGGCCGTCGTCATAACACTGCCTTTCGCCGCCCTCTATGACGAGACGGAACAAACCAACATTCAAATCACGCGAATAGCAGCCTAATCGGAGAACGAGCATGATATGTGAAACAGATTTTGATCTTGCCACCTTGGATGTCGCTGCCGGTGCCGAACGTGGGGCGGTCTTGACGTTACTGCATCCGGTAAGCCGGGAGCAGTTGCCAGTCCGCATCTGGTTGCAGGGGACTGATGCACCTGCTTATCGAGCTGTTGTGCGCAGACAAATTGATCAGCAGATTGCTGACGGTAAAGCGGATTTGAGTGCTGCAGAACTTGAAGAGCGACATATTCAGCGATTGGCTGCCATTACTCTGAAATGGGAACAGGTGAAGTATCGTGGGAAGAACCTGGACTGCACTGCGGGAAATGCGGAACGTCTGTATCGCGAACAGGTCTGGGTCCGGGAACAAGTGACACGCTTTACGGAGGACCGTTCCCGTTTTTTGGACGGATAGCGGAGGCGCTGGAGGTTTATCTGGCTTATCAAATTCACCAACAGCATATCATCAATCAGCATGGTGTAAATCGTCGGGCCGCGCTTGACCAAGTTGCAAAAACCCTTGGCAGGAAAGCCGGTCCGGTGAACGAGCCCGAACCTGTTCTTATGGAAGCTGCCCGGTATCTCTGGGAATGGTTTTTGATGGTGTGTGAGGAGGGAGGGGAAACTGACGTTGGATTGTCCGGAACTCCTGACGAGTGGCAGAGAATGTTGACCAGCCTCACAGGATTAAAACCTCACCCATGGGAAATGATAATCCTGTCCCGGCTTGTCAGGCGGCGGCAGGGACTGATCCGAAAACAGAATGAATAGAAGCAGGCGATCCATCGGGTCGCCTTTTTTGAGGACAATACATGGAAACAGATCTTGCAAAACTGGATCTTGAGAATGGTTCCGTCGCGGTCGAGCAGGCGCTTTCGACAATGGAGAGATTACTTGAGAAAAATCGTTCTCTGGAAGTGTCATTTCAGAGTCTGCAAAAAATTTCAGGGTTCACATTCGCTAAGCTGGGCCGGGATCTGGGAGCCTTTTCCGGACTTGGACGAACATTGGGCGGGGATCTCGGGAAAATACTGGGCACCAGCTTTGATCGCTTTTTGGTGAAAGGGCGAGAGGCCGGAGACATGGTCAAATCGCTGGAAAAAGATCTTTTGAAACTTGGGGACAGATATTTCAGTGCGGCTCCCGGCGGAAGAGCAGCAGCAGGGGGAGTTGTCAATGGTCTGTTTTCAGGTGCCGGGGATCTTGTCAGTA